ATTTCTTCCGTAAAGTCCTCAATGTCTATCTTACGCAATCCGCACAAATCAAGCAGGCGTATAGCTGCATCGGCAAGTTCATCGGGAAGTGTATCTTTTACATTCTTTTCAAAGGAACACTTAAATCGCTTTTCTTCTTCCACTAATGCAGGATAGCGATTATAATCCATTTCAAAACGTGATTTACATTTCTTTCCTAATCTTCCCTTTCTATCTGCTTCCACAGCTTCCATAAGCTCGGATATTACAAGGCAAAGACAATGTTCATTACTCAATTCTTCATCATGGAAACCGTGGTCGCAAGCGGTTTTATAGGCGCGGTCGCGCAGTTCATTTAGATTCATCTGTTCTTTCTTTTGATTTCTGCCCAAAAGGTAAGGCATTCATTTTGTTATAAACTACAAGTTTCATGTCTTTAATTATCTATAGGTTAATTATATAATAGCAATAGATGAATACTGCTTGCGAAAAAACTGTTCTTGTTGAACTGTTCGGATGATGGAGTTTATTTTTCGATAAACTATATTTGGAGATAGACCTGTATATGCCGATAAATCTTGGTATGAACAATTTGTGTCATAGACTTTTAATTTAAATAGCCTATAGTCTATAGCTGAATTTTGCTTCTTTATGAAAGACAAAATGCTATATGCCAGTCTATCAGGTTTACTAAGCTCTTCTATGTCTAATTCTTCATCGGCTTTTATTGATTGGAAGAAAGACATATCAAGTTTGCAATATCGATTTTCTTTGGTTAAATTTTTCTGCCTGTTTCTTTTGTAGCACACAATAAAGAAAGGTTCGAAGTCTATTAATGAAACATTGTTTGTCTTGATAATATTTCTAATATACAGATATGTATCATGAAATATATCTTCATTAAAAAATGCTCCATAGAGCTTGTTGCGCAGTTCTTGATAATTATGAGAAAACCAATAATCAAAACGTTTAATATCTTTTTCCATAGCTTTACCATTAGAAACCTTCATCATCATAATCTGTGCTGAAAATATTCGCTACCATATCAACGATATTTTCCTCTATATCTTCCGTGGAGCCAGTAACATCCTTGGCAATGGCTTTCTTATTTTGAATGATACGGTAAACCTTCTCGTCAATGGTACGTCGGCCGAGGAAATAGTAACAGGTTACAGAATCCTTTTGCCCTATACGATGCGCACGGTCTTCGCATTGGCAACAATCGGCATAAGTCCAGGGGAATTCAACAAAGGCAACATTGCTTGATGCTGTTAGGGTAAGTCCGACTCCTGCAGCTTTAATGGAACAGATGATAATATCTGTTTTGGGATTGTTTTGAAAAGAATCCACTGCTCTTTGTTTCTCATCTTGTGAGTCTCTTCCAGTTACAGATACAGCCGTAGGAAAATAGCTTTTCAGTTGATCTACCACTTCGTGAAGTGAGCAAAAGAGGATGATTTTCTTTCCATTCTCACGAAAGTCTTTTACGAACTCAATTACATCACGTACTTTCCCTCTGGCTGATATTTGGCGGAGGATATTAATACGCACCATGACTTCACCTCGTAATGCTTTCTCTATCTTTTCATCATCCGCTTCTTTATATTTCTGTAGGTACATGATAAGATCACGCTCTGCATCGATATACTCCTTACGGTTAGTTATCTCACAAGTATTTACTTGTCGTATTTTATCGGGAAGGTCTGTCAGCACCAATGACTTTTCACGCCGGAACATACATTTAGTCCATAACATATAGTTAAGTTCTTTCAGGTTTGATGCTTCATTCTGACCGGAGCAATATCTATTGACGAATGTTTTATATCCTCCAAAATCTTCCATTCTGGAAAGGATAGATAACTGCGGAATTAAATCTTTAGGCTTATTGACAACCGGAGTTCCGGTAAGTTCAATAACCCATTCCTTGCCATTACATATACCTTTACAGAATTTAGCCTGCTGAGTGGATGATGATTTGCAACGGTGGCTTTCATCAATGATTACAGATTTGAAAAGTTGGATGCTGTTTCTGAATTCCACATCTCTTAAAGTCCAACCAGATTCTTTTTTGATACGTTGTACAAAGTATTTTTTAAGCGATTCATAATTAACGATGAATACCTGATACATGCCAGTCTGATAAAAGAAAGTCCATGTATCTCGTACTTTATCTGTCAATACCATTGCCTTTTTATCTGTGAACTTATGCCATTCTCTTTCCCAATTAACCTTTAAGGCAGAAGGACAAATAACTAAACAAGGAAAGGCATTCCCAAGATTAATGGTTGCAATGCTTTGCAGTGTCTTTCCAAGGCCCGGCTCGTCGCAATTCATGAATCGTTTGAGCTGTAATCCTCTTGCAATTCCTTTTAATTGATAGGGATATGGGGTTACTTTTAGTAAGTGGGGAATATCAAGCTCCGGCAGCTCCGGTATATTGTATGCAACTTCTTCCTCTTCTTCTTGTTTCTGTTGTCCTGTAACCCATTGGATATTTTCAAATGGTCTGATTTGATAGACCATTTTTTCAAGTTCGACACGACTGGAAACAGGAATAAGCCATTTCTTTCTGCTTCCGTCATATCTCTTGCCTGTGATTTGACGTATTCTGTCAACAATCGTGGGCTTGTACTTGAAAGTAACTTCAAAAACGTTTCCTTTTAATTCTATAATCATGACTTGTAATTTAGAGTTTTATGGGGCTGACAAAAATCAGCCCCGAATTTGATTAAGCGGCAGGAGCTATGGTTTTGGTCTTTCTGCCTTTTCTTTTAGGCTTTTCTTCTTCTGCAGGAAGTTCTTCTGCATCGGTAACAGCTTCATCGGGGATATCGCTATCAAAGTCTAACCGCTCTTGCTTAATGCCCCATTTCTCTTCAAAGAGATATGCTTCCACTTCCGCATCGCAAGCTGCTGCATCTATTTGTAGTTCTTCTGAAAATTTATATTCTTCGTCTCCGAATGGAGTAAAGATTTTCAAATCCACAATTTTACCGGATTGTAGTAATTTGCCTCCCATTATGGTTATGCCTGGTACTCCATCGTTGCTATCATTGGCATATCCGGTAATGAAGTAGTTATTCAGAGTTTCATCAAAGCCCGGTGATGTAAAACTTGACTTGTAGATTTTTTCCGCTTCGGGTTGCTCGCATAATACCACAAGATGCAGTTTCAAGTGATTAAAAATCTCCTTCAGTTCGGAATGTACGATTTGGTCGCAATTCTTGGTAACCTTGTTTGTGTAGTTGGCTTCTGTGAATCGCTCGTTGTACACAACATTTAATCTGTCTTTTTTAATGACAGCCTGCTTGATGTCAATTTTTGCAGTTTCCATTGTTCTCTTTTTTAGGCTCATCCTTTGATGTAAGAATAAGCATGTTAATAAATAGATATATGATTATACCGGCTCCCATGATGAATGGGAATCCAGTAATGTTTTCGTCTAATCCCATTAGGATAATGGCTATAATAAGCCAAAGCAAGTATTTGGGTGCTTCTTGGTCGTTTAGCATTTTTGTCTGTTGTTATTGTTGTACATACCAGCCATTTTCATTTCTTCTTTGGCTTTGCTTATTACTGTCACGCACCATGATAGCTGATGTGTTGCGGTTCGATTGCACCGTTCACACCAATCGACCAAATATCGTTCTTCCCTGCAAAGGGAGTTTACTAAAGCGTTTATTGCCGTAGCTGTAGCCTTGGCATTTTTGGCTGTTTCGGCAAGTGTTTTCATTGTTTCGGAATTCATGGCTTCGTTAAGCCAATATTTAGCATCAGCTAATAACTTTCCTGAACGGGCGACATATACGGCCAAGTCATTTCCGCGCAACACGGCTTCTTCTGCATTTTCGCTCATTGTTATATTGAGGAATGAGTCAATATCTGTAAGTTCCTTGCAGATTTGTTCTTTGGGTGTGATAAGTATGTTCATATCGTTTTCGATTAAAATATATCAAGAAAAGAGCATCCACCATTTAAAAGCCAATTCATCATATTTCTCTTTCCCACGTTTATAGGTATCATCGTCTCGTCTAATGAATGCTTTGAATATTTTCAGGTTCTTCTTGCTGATGGCATAGATAAAGTCCTGTTGGCTTCCTGCTATATCCATATACCATGCTCTAGAACGGTCCCAATCAAAAAAATCTATAGCTTCATTGAACTGGTTTTGTGATTCTGCAAAAGTGGTCTTTAAATCTCCACCAAATCCAAAACCAGGTAACCACCAATCCCATTTACACCGGGTATCAAGAGTGTACTCGAAGTTTCCGTAGAGAAATCTTTGGGATTTGTTTACCATGAACTTCTGGGTATCGGAGTTGGAAAGAACGGCTTTAAGGAACTCGTCTTTTCTTGCCTCTTTTCTTAAAGCTTCCCTCATGGCAAGGCCTAACTCGAAATCTTCCCGTGAATAGGTTACATCATCCACCATGCGCTTACTATAATGTACCCGTTCGTTTTCGGTAATAAGTGCATCTACCAATGTCCCAAACTTGAAGGCTTTTTCTTTATCCCCATACTGGGTACGGGGATAAAGATAGTTTTTGAGCTCTGTCAGATCGGAGTTGCTGACTTCTGTACGCAAGTAATATGAATCCGGATTTGCCATTATTTTCCTGCTTTAACTTCTTCTTCGTATCGGATATATTTTGATTTGATTTTCATTTCATCATCGCTGTTTGCTTTCTTTTCGCAGAAGGAAATCATCTTTTTGTGGATTTTTTCAAGTTCTTCTATTGTCAGATTCTGACCTTCATTTATCCACCACATCTGATATATTTCCAAGAAGCCGGCAGGGTGTAGTATTTTAATCCTTTCAGTTACTTTGGCTTTGCTGGTCCTTGTTGTAACAGAAGCGGCAGCCGTTGCAAACAGACTATTCATTTGTGCGGATTGTATAGAAGACTCCGCTTTTTGCTGCAGCTCATGTTCTTTTTGCTGTATTTCAAGTTCACGTTGTTTTCGCTCCTCTTCTTCCCGTTGTTTCCTTTCGGTTTCCGCTTTGGCTGCAGCTTCAGCATCTTTCTTGCGCAATTCTTCTTCCTCAATAAGTTCTTGCTTTTTGGAGGAAAGGCGGTCGATAAATGACTGACGTAAATCCTCCATGTCAAACTTATACTGTTGAGATAAAGCGGAATATTTATTGTATAGAATTTCAGCCTTGATATTCGCTTTGGTTTGTGCGTCCAGATAGTAAGTTGTGATGTCTTGATTGAAAGTGTCGAAGTGCTCACGAGGGTACAGAGTTGACCAACCTCTAATACTCTTTTCTTTCAGTTCAAATGTAGCTAGTGTAATGCTTTCCCAAATATGGCTCAGATTCTTCTGCTGTTCGGCAAAATAAGAACTCACGTGTGTATTGATAGCCTGTTCAATAGCAAGCCGATACGTTCCTTTTTCCTTTTCAATATTGGCTTGTCGTTGCATCTCTTGCTGCTTCCTTCTTTCTTCTTCACGCTTCAGTGCTGCATATCTATCACGTTCTGCAGCTATTTTGCCCGGAATTGTTGATTTGTCTTTTGGGTCAATAGCTTTTTCATCTGTCGTGAAAATGGACCGGATACGGTCGAATAGTTGGGTAACAGGCGCACGACGGCTTTTCATGTTGGTAATTGTAACATTGACTTTCTTCAGATACTCCGCAGCTTTGGCATCCAGTTCGTCAGTCATGCCTTCTCCTTGAATCGTATCTAAGATTGCCTGTCCCGCTGAATTACAGTTGGCTATTGATTTTTGGTTCTTGCCTAAGGCGTCAGGGGCACTTTTCATTAAAGAGGTAAACTCTTCTACTTTTATTAATTCTGTTGACATAGCTTTAAGTATTAATGGTTAGAATCCTTCTTCTTCATCTGCTTTGCTGACATTTACAGATACCGGTTCCGGTGCGGTGAGCTGTTTTTCTTCACCAAAAGGAATGTTTGGGTCTTCCTGTGCAATATTGGCATCTTCCACAATTCCATAATCGATGATTTCTTCTTCCTCCTGGTCGGTTGCCATAATGGTATATTTTCCGGTACGTACTTTAGGGTATGCGTCGAAGGCGTGTTTAATCATTTTGTTTTCAAGGAAACCGGGGTCAATGCCGCCATTGTTGGAAGTGTATAAAGCATTGGCATTACCAAGTTCTCTCCGTCTGGTCTGCTCATTCCATTTGGAATTTGCTTTTTCGCTATAATGCTTCAAGCGTTCAATATCCCCTTGCATAAGCCATTGATAATCCACTGAATTATCATTGCGTACAATGCGTATGAATGCTGCAATAACCTTGGTTGATGTGCGGGGGCATTGTGCTTCATACTCGATGTTTTTTACTCCATTGACTAAAGATGCCTTGAAATGGTCTCCCTCATAAACGACGACGGGGTTGTCAGCATATTTAATTTGGCCGGCACGCATACGCATGGTAAGTTCACCGTAGCCGGTAACCGAAACGTATGCACGTTTTTCGTAAATATCGTTCCCATGTTCGTTTTTGTACCCAGTTTTGCAGTTGCGACTCAGAATATAGCAGAGCGGATGCCCTGTCTGGTCTAATGTTAGTCCATTGACTGCGATATCAAGGAAACAGCCATAAAGGGACATTTTACTTGAAGTGGCTACATCGGGGTTATCCCGAAGTAATTTTTGAAAATTGAATACTTCTTTGTGGTATATCTGCTCACCCTTATCCGTACCCCAAATTGCATTGTACATTTGAATAAACTTTGCTTGTACACCTTCATTTTCGACAATTTTCGTTGCTGGAAGCGCATTTAGCTCTTCCATCTTAACTTGAATAATACTGCTCATAATGAGAATTTTAGTTGTTAATATTAAAATCTGCTTTGTCTAACCGTACCCAGACTGATTTGCCGGGACTATTAAACGATTGTTCTAAATCGACATCAACAAGCACCTGATTATAGCATTCCAATTTGCGTATAACCACTCCGGTAATAATGGCGTAGTCCACATCATCCCCGTAATGTCCGCACCGGAAAAAGAGTCCGGCTGTAATGTTCTGCCCTATTTGTATATCTTTTGCAGTCATGGTACTTGCATTAATACTTTGATTATGTTGGCCGGTACTTTGTTATGAATATCCATCATGGCACTTGCTGTTTCCAGTTCGGACATTTTCACATAATACTTGCCGCGTTCCTTGTTCTTAGCAGGATAAAACTTTATCCATTCCTTACTACGCCATTCTGTAATGAGACGACGTCCGTATATCTTTTCTGCTTGGGAGATTGTTACCACCTCCGGCAGTAGTCCTAATGCTTTAAGCGTCTGAATCGTTCCGATTTTTATGCCGCTTGCTACAATTCTTTCTAAATATCTTTCTCCCATTTTAGCTGTTTCTTTGGTTGGTTAATTATTGGTTACGAGCTTTCTTCACTATCTGAAACACATTGCAACTCTATACTATGCTGCCTGTTTATAATTAGGTTGAGATATTTCTTCTGTCTTGTATCTTTGCGTTCTTCCTCTTCTTGTTCGGTAGTAATAATCGTGATGATTATCTACTGAAAATTGGAATATTACTATTCCCAAGAAGCAAAGAGCTATAATCGTTTTTTGTAGCTGTTGAAAATCTATGTTTAGAGTAAATACTCTATTGGCCCACCATGACCCCAGTTCATTTAATTTGCTGGTTCCTGTCTTTTTGTATGCTTTGTCGAGCAATACGTTGATAGTTCCGTAAGCCACGTGAAGCCTGTCTGCCATTTCTTTCTTTGCGAGTCCGCAAAAGGCAAGTCCGGCGATTTGATTTTCACGCTTGGTTAATTCATTGTTCGCTTGTAGTTCCATTTTGCAATGTTTCTAATTCGGCTGCCGCTTTAGAAACTCCTTTTGAGGCTTCCAAGGCTTCTTTAGCCATTCTGGTTGCTATTGTGAGAACTTTAGCCTTATAAGCTGAACGGGCAGATGCAGGCTTGTTGTTAAGGATATTATGTACTGTGCCTTTTGAACATCCTGCTTCTTTTGCAATGCTCCCCTCATAGCCATAAGGGAGATTGGATTTAATAATTTCTAATTGATTTTCCATATACCTGATATTATTGTCTGAGTTCCCGGCAAGGTGGTCAAGCCCGGCCGGGATTGATTATTTACTTTTTGTTTTTTTTTCTTTTCGTATTCCAAACAAGCTCTTCCATTTGCGAGCCATTTTTCGGAACCTCTTTTAGCGCAAAGACCAATAGCTTTATTTTCGGTGCTGCGACTAAAGTATTTGCACGTGGCACATCTTGAATATCCCATGATTATTACTTGCTTAAAATATTATCCAATAACTTCTTATCATCATCCCAAAGGTTATAGCCCTTAGCTATTTTTTTTCTTAGATACTCTCTTTCTCCAATCATGGCGATTGCCTTTTCTCTCAAATCGTTTGCACTCCATTTTTCGGCTTGGTCAATTAAGAAATTAGAGAGATATTTACGCTCTTCGTATAGTTCACGTACTAATACGCTCTTCCGTTCTATCTCTTTAAGTGCGGTTGGATTTTCAATCCACAGCTTACAAAAAAGGTCTTTATCAAGGTCGGTATTCATATAGCATTCTTCTACTTCTGAATAATTACCTACGAACTTTTCACCGATTCTATCTTCGAATTCTTTCTGTGTCATATCTTGTCTTTTTTAGAGTGAATAATCTATTTTGCTGTTTTTATTCCAACTTTATTTTGCTGTTATTGCACTTTTGCACTAACTTTATGGTGCAAATATAAAGTAAAGTTTAATTCGATAAATCAAAGTTCGGATTAAATTAAGGTATTTTAATAAACTAAAGTAAGAAAGTCGAATTTTAATTTATGAATATAGCGAAATTACAGCTTTTGATGGCTCAAAGCAAAGTTAATAATTCAAACCTTGCTTCTATGTCCGGTGTGTCGGATGTTACTATTTCTAAGATATTAAATGGTGCGGATGCAAAAATTAGCACCATCGAACGAATTGCAGAGGCTTTAAAAGTTCCTGTTGGGTATTTTTTTGATGATTCAACTATTAGTCAAGTTAATACAGGAAGTTCAAATGTTGTTGTTGGTCGAGATAATAATGGGCATATAACTATGGCTGAATGCCAAAATCAACTTGATGATGCCCTAAAGGAAGTAAAGCATTTGAAAGAAGTTATCGATGCAAAAGATAAACTTCTTCAAGAGAAAGAGAGATTGATTAATGTATTAATGAATAAATAATGATTTAAAGTTATGGAAATTGTTGGAGTTATATCTTTGTTGGCTGGTATTATCCAGTTGGTAATATTGATTATAATTATTGTCAAGTTTTTGCTTTTAGTTAAAGATGTTAATGAGATAAAAGAAAAAATGACGATACCGTCTTGTGATTTTAAGACTGAATTTTATAAATGGTATTCATGTGGAAATGTAGAAAGAGCAAAAGAGGTTCTTGTTAATGAGATAGGAAAATCCTACGAATTTGAACAGCTTGTTGCTGGTGGTAATCCAAAATACATGGATGACATGAAAGAACAATTAAAAAAGAAATATCAGACAGAGATAGCTCTTTCGGGTATTGAGTTAAACTTGAATTGCTTAACCAAATAAACTGGGTACTGAAATATCTTAATTAATATGGAACAAGATATACGTTGGCTTCAAAGATACGACAGCTTTCATCGCGCTAATAAGCGTATTCAGGATATAACAGAATCTGATAAGAAAGCGGATGATTTGTCTGAACTGGAAATGGAAGGGTTGATACAGCGATTTGAATATACTTTCGAACTTGGCTGGAAGGTTCTTCAAGACTTATTAAAGTACAAAGGCTATGAGTTTGTGCAAGGTCCGAACGGTACGCTTCAGAAGGCTTTCGAAGATGGCTTGATTACCGACCACGACGGTTGGCGCAGAATGGCGAAAGCCAGAGTAACCACTTCACACACTTACAATGAAGGTGATGCCATTGAAATCGTCCGTAATATATATGATGAGTATTCCCATTTGTTGCAGCGATTGGATGATAAACTCAATGAAGAAAAGTTACGGCTTGAAATGAATACATTGTTTTGATATGTACGGATTAAGCGATACGGTAATAACAGATATCTGCGGTGTGTTCCGGCGTTATCCCAATATAGAAAAGGTACTTATTTTCGGTTCCCGTGCCAAGGGTACGTATTCCGAGGGATCGGATATTGACTTGGCTGCGGTGGGGGATGGGCTTACCTTTAATCAGCTAATGGATATCAATATTCAGATAGAGGATTTGGGTTTGTTATATAAGGTTGATGTGGTTGATTACAATAAGAATATAGGTACTCCTATTGGTGAGCATATAAATCGTGTGGGAAAACCTTTTTATGAAAGGAATTAAATATGAATAAGCCACAGGAAATTGCGAATTATATCATTCTTGAAGCTTATAAGAATGATGGTGAAATTAATTTTGAAGAACTAAATATTGAGGCTGATTGGCAACTAATGTCTCAAGTGAATGATATACTGAAAGTGTATGGGAATTTGATGGCAGAGTTAACAGATGAAACATGGGCCTCATATTCATTGAATGCGCATGGAAATGATTTTGCCAGCCAGGGGGCTTTTCAGGGATTGGAGCAGGAGAGAAAAATCGATCGTACCGCTAAGAGATTTAGTATTCTTGCCGTAGTTATTGCTTTTGCTTCTTTAATTGTTTCGATAATTGCTATTTGCAAATAACGATTATGGATATGATTATAGAGGTAATTCCCATTAATATGGAAAGTATGGATAATGCTATTGAAAAGTAGCAATCTCTGATGTGTTGTTTTCTGTTATAATTACGCATTATGTTTTCTTTTAAAATATAAATGTATGGAAGAAAAAGATGAAATAATCGCTTCCCTTCGGCAACAGCTACGGGAAGCATTGCGAAAATGCAGTGCTCAGGAGCAGGAAATCGCTCTTTTGAACCATGAGATAGAGTTGTTAAAACAGAAGTCTAATTTGAAATAGTTTATAACAAAAACAGCTTGCTCTGATAATTGTTTGTGAGATAATTGGTTATGTGCCGGACTTTTCTGCCTTACAAGCAGAGGGTCGGCGGTTCGAATCCGTCAACGCCCACACGAGTAAAAGTCTCCTATGAGACTGATTATTAAGGAAATAATTATTGGTTACGAGCTGATGCGTTTTGCGTCGGCTCTTCCTTTTTTGTCAAACGGCTCTTATTTGAGCCTGTTTAAATGGGTCAGCGGATTTCCGGGGTCAACGTAACAATCTGAGGGATTTTATATTTAAGCATATAATTTACAAGTCTATATAAGAAAAAAGGGCTCAGCGGAAATATCTGGTTGGTAAGTTTTAAAATTAGCTATCTTTGCTTACCTTTGTTTTATGAAACCCGCACA